TAAATATTATTATGAAGCAACAGAACGAAAAAGATATAATTATATGAACATAAAAATGAGAGAGAATCCTGTTGAAGTATATGCAACATTTGAAAAAAGAGTTTTATAAAAATAATTTTTAGTTAATAAAAAATCTTATATATTTTAAAATGTCTTATTCTGATTTAGTAAGTTCTCAAAATGAATTATTAGGGAATTTAGCTAGTGAAAATGTTAATGTTGAAATGGGTAATATTCAGAAATTAGCTGATTTTGATAAAAAAAAGAAAGATATTAGTGATACAATAACAGGACTACAAAATAAAGAACAAGGAGAAACTGGTAAAATTGATTTAGTAGAAGGAATCCCTGTTACCGTTGAAGATGTTGGTGGAGTTTTGGGCACTAAAGCAACATATAATTTATATAAAAATGCTAGAGCAATGCAGAAAACAGGAAGTTTAGCAGTTGAAGGATTAGAAAGTGCTGATACATTAGGAGGACAACTTAGAAATGCCTCTAAATTTGCTCAAGCAGGGGCTAAGCAACTTTTAAAGCCTCCTGTTACAAAAGCTGCTGAAGATGTAGCAAAAACGGCAACAACAACGGCAACAACAGCAGCAGCAGAAGGGGCTCAGGCAGCACGTGGAGCAGTTCAAGAAGGGGCTCAGGCAGTTAGTGGAGCAGTTCAAGAAGGGGCTCAGGCAGCACGTGGAGCAGTTAGTGGAGCAGTTCAAGAAGGGGCTCAAACATTAAAAGCTGCTGGTAAGGCAGCATTAGCAGGTGAAAAAACAATAGCATCTGCTGCATCTGATATTATAGGAAAAGCTGGAGCTGGTCTGTCAATAGCCTCAGGCTTAGAATTAGGTTCAAAAGATTTACAAGGACTAGCAGAAGGTAAAGGCTGGGGTGCTTTCGGTGATAATACAGGAGAACGTATAGGTAATATACTCTCATTAGCAGGAGATGTGACCTCTGTAGTTCCTGGAGGTGAGATAATAGGTGGATTATTAGACCTTGCAGGCGGCGCCTTTTCATTTTTTGGTGAGAAGTCTGAGAATGATAAAATTAATGCTCAAATAGACCAACAAAACAAAACTAAAAATAGTCTAACACCTGCACCTCCTCAGTCTAATGTTATTCATCCTTCATTATCAACATTAGGAATTGTTAGTAATGTAGCTCATCCTGTTGCTCAGATGATTGCTGGTTCAGGTAGTTTTTGATTAAACAAACTTTTTTCTAAAAAGTTTTTTATAAAATAAAATTCTTTAAAAAAATTATATTATTAATAAATAAATAATGTCTAATCTATTTACATCACGACCAAAAATAAAAGTAGGACAGAGCAGTAAATCATTCGTTAGTCAAAATGGGCTTCAATATACTGGAGGACAGAAGATAGTCGTAGAAATTGATGAGTCAGTTCAATTTTTTGACCCTCAACAGAGTTATTTGAAATTTGATTTACAGATTAATCTAAATGACCCTACATATAATTATTTAGTTCAATTAGATGCTCTAATCGGTGCATCCGTTCTATTGGAAGATGTAAGATGTTATAATCGTGCTGGAGTTCTTCTAGAAGAATATCCTAATTATTATACTTGGGCTAATGTTCATACTCTCTATTCTGAAACAGAAACACGTATAAATAAAGACGGTTTAACTGAGGGTGTTGTAGCATATAATCCAAATCAGAAATCATGGACTGGTAATAATATTAATCGTTTTACAAATACTCAATTTAATCCATATTTTAAAAAAGATTCTACTGGAAATGTAACATATAATAAAGTCCGTATTTGTTTAAAACTCAAAACAGGATTAATGAGCAGTAAAACAATTGTTCCAAATGCTCTCTTAGGGGGTATGCGGTGGGAATTTATCCTATCTCCTGACCGTAGAGTTTTTAGATTATTTAGAAATGCAATTACTTCTGCTTATTGTCCTAAACTCTCTCATGTAGGAGTAGGTGCTAAATATACTGGCTACCCTACGACTTCATCCCCTGTAACTGCTATTTATCTCTCATGGGCTAATAATATGATGATATCTGCTGATAGAGTTCCGTTTTGTGTCGGTGAAAGAATTCAAATTACTGGAATTACTGGAAAAACAACTATTACTAGTATAGAAGTTGAAGAAATAACTGGTGAAAATTTTATTAAGATCGGCTGCACCTCGTATGCTAATGCTGACGGAAACATTGCTAGTGAAGCCCCTATTGTTTCTACTTCGTATGATGATAATATTGCAGGAGGTGATTCTCCTCCATCTTATACAGTCTCAGATGTAGAAATGATTGTTGAAGAAATTGAAACATCTCCTGCTTATCAGAATGCGATGATGAAGGCACTCAAAGAAAATGGAAAAGTTGCTTATAATTGCTTGTGTGCTCAGAATTATCGTCATTCAGTTCTAGCAAGTGATAAAAATTCTACTGTTCATTTTAACCTTAATAATAGTATGGCTAAGGCAATTCTAGCTGTTCCTGTAACTGACCCCTCCTCAAATATAGATACTACTATTAAACAATTTACCCTAAGAGATGGAATTAGTGGGAACTGGGATCATCTCTTAGAATATCAGTGGTTATATGATTCAAAACTTCAGCCTGACAGAGCCGTAGATACTAGAAAAACGAATGACCAAACAACTGATATATATAATGGGCAGTATTTGTGTGAATTAGAAAAAGCCTTAATTATGGCTGGTATTCCTAGCAATTCATTCGAACATATAAAATCTAATTGTGTAATTCCCCGTGCTCTAGCACTGGAAGGGCAAATTTACGATACGAGGATGAAAGATGCTCAATTAAATCTAAATTATAGCACTCTTAGTGAAAAATCGAAATTAATTAATGCTTGGGTTGTTCATGTTAGACGTTTTGAAATGACAACATCAGGTGTAAATGTAATTTTCTAAACTGATTCTTTTTGATTAAACTTTTTCTTAAAAAGTTTTTTTTGATTAAACTTTTTCTTAAAAAGTTTTTTATAAAATAAAATTCTTTAAAATAAATATATTATTAATAAATAAATAATGTCTCAATATTTTCATCTTCTTCCGAGCAATCAACCATCGAATAATGTGATTAAATTTGAAGGTGTCCCTCTTATTAATTTTACACTGGCTCAGAATCCAAATGCAACTGTTCAGGGTTCATCTATTAGACTAAATGGAAAATTAACCTGTAAAGCTTCTAATGGTTCTGTCATTACAGGAGGAACTGCTAATTTAGATGAACGTCTAGGAGTTTATTCTCTATTTGATAGGCTTTCTATTAGTTTATTAAATAATTCTCAAATTTTAGAAGAGATTAAATTCTATAATTCATTTTTAAGCTCCTATTTATCGGTGACTACTTCTGAACAACAGATTCTAACATCTGATAATGTTCAACGTGGTTCAGTAATGAGTCAGGGGCAGGGTTCTGATATTGTAGTGAATGGAACAGGTGCAGGACAATCTACTATATTTTTCAGCATTCAGCTTCCATGTGGGCTGTTTTTAGGACAGAATCCAATTCCATTAATGCACGGTTTAGTTATATCATTAAATCTGTGTCCTCCATCTCAGGCTTTCCGTGCTGATGCTGGAACTGCTCCATATTATGAACTTTCTGATGTTCATCTGTCAGGACGTATGATGACAGGAATGCAGAATGTTCCTCGAACCCTTGTTTATAACTCTATTCAGAGTTATTATTCGGTAATTAATAGTGCCTTCGCGACCTTGAATTTCAATCTAGGAACTTCTCAGACACTTGGTGCTTGGGTGGTATTTAGACCATCTGAGAACACTAATAATTATGAAAAATCAGGAACTCGTAATCTTCCAATAATGAAGAGTGCAACTAGTCCTGCCGTTATTAAAGACCTCCAATTTTTACAGAATGGAGTTAAAATTCAGCTACAGTATCCAATTGAGGACGATAATGCAGAAAATCAAACTCTATTTAATAGTCAAATTACTAGAAACTTTATTAGTGCTATTCGTAATTTCTCCTCTCTTGGTAATACTGGTGTCTCTCCAATTAACACTAATCTAACAACAACCTTTTCCGATGAACACGATAAAGTAAAAGGTGATTTTATATATGGTATAGGTTTAAGAATGGATTATTATTCTGACCAAGGTGTTAATATGGTAGGAGGCAACTTCACTATTCAATTTACTAGCACTCTAGACACTGATTTTCCTAATAGTGCCTATATGTTCGTGCATACTAGAAACACCGTTAATTTTGGAGATACGGGGGTTCAAGTTTTGAACTAGTTTAATATTTTTTAAACTTTTCTTTTTGATAAAACTTTTTTCTAAAAAGTTTAAAGTTTTTATAAAATAAAATTCTTTAAAAAAAATATATTATTAATAAATAAATAATGTCTCAACCAAATAATCTTAATGATGAAGTAAAGGCACTTAATCCATTAATTTCAGATCCAACAAGATGTAATAATCCTCAAGTTCCTGATTTATTAAAACCAAATTGTAAAAATTTTCAGGAATCTCAGAATGTGGATACATCAATCCTCGACCCTGTAATTGTAAAAAGTGATTATATCCGTTTTGTTTTAGATAAAAAGGGCATTTTACACTCAAACAGTAAAATCTCTTTTTCGATGAAATTAAACGGTGGTTCTTATAAGGCTTTTTTTCCAATTACTACAGGGGCTTATTCAATCGTTAAAAAGGCAGTTCTTCGTGCAGGAACGACTATCCTCGATTCTACCGACCAATTCAATGTGCTGAGTGCTTATGAGAATTTAATGTTAGATAATGACACTGTTCTCCGTAAAGAAGCAATTAAATCAGGGATGGTAGGTGCTTATAAATCTACGATTCTCCCATATATGAACGGCTCAGGGGTGGCAAATGGCACTGAGTGGGCAAGTGAATCATCTCTAAATGTAGGAAGAGATTTTTCTCTGTCATTTACTCCTGGTAGTTTTACTTCTACATTAGGAACTGATAAATGCCCTGTAACTCTTCATGATTATCAAGATTTAAGAAAAAATTCAGAATATATTCTAGAATTAGCTACACTATTTAAATCTCTACGTTTTACCCAGTTGCCCCTATATATGATTGAACAACCCGTAATTATCGAATTGTTTTTAGAACCAACTAATGCAACCCGTTTATCTGTCCCTCTTGGAGGAACCGTTCCTGTTTTTGAATTAGACACTACAAGCCCCAAACTCATAGCTGATTATATTTACTACTCGTCAGACACGATGAATGCCTTTCAGGAAAGTAATAAAATTATGAGCCTTCCATTTTTTGAGCATCAGTTAGTAAATACTAATGTTAATTATGATACAACCCCTAATTTTGTTAGGAATTTAGGATGTGCAGGTAAAGCAGTTAATACTATTAAAATCTGTCATACAGATTTAACTTCTAATTTAACTAATACACTTCTAAATCGTTATAAGTCAGAAGTTGCAGCTTGTTCTCGTGATGACATCTCCTATAACTTAAAAGTTAATGATAGATTTTTATTCCCTGTTTCTGTTAAGAATCCATCCGAACAATATGTTAATACTGTGTCAGCTGAGGGTATGTCTCTTAATATAACTGGCAGAGAATACGACAAACAGCTCGGAAATGAATTTACTGAATTTGAAACAATTGAAGGACATAAACAGGATGATGAATTAGAAGGACAGAAGAGATGGATGACTATTTACAACCTGACCGGCGAACGTATTAACAATAGGGGGATTGAGTTACATTTAGATGTAAAGAATGCAGGAGATACTGACCTTAATCAGTTAGTATGGGCTCAGTTGAGTAAAACATTAGTTTTATCTAATGGACGTTTCACCGAAGTTTATAATTAAAAAAAACTTTTCTTTTTGATAAAACTTTTTTCTAAAAAGTTTTTTAATAAAAAATTTTCTTTAAAAAATAATATATAAACAATATATAAATGAGTAATAATGAACAACCTGATTATATATTTATTGAATGTTCTGCTGATCATTCCTTTGAAAAAAATGCAACAAATAACAGATGGATTAATAAGATAGACGGCGGTGTAACAATACCTGAAAATGCTATTTTATCCGTTCAATATGCAGGTTTAAATGTTATAGGTTCAGATTCTAATGTTATAGAATTTAAGAATGAAAAAATAGGACAATCTGAAATATATAAATATAATGAAGAAAATGAAAATTATGAAAAAGTTAAATATGATGTTTATGATAATAAAATAACACTTTTTATAGAGTTTTACAAGAACCAAGACGGGCTGTATAATTATATTATGCCTTATCCTCATTTTTCATATAGTTATACTGATTATGGAAATAATTATATAGCACGTGGAAATAATAAGGATAAAACTAATGAGGAAAAACAACAAGGGATAGAACAATCAACATATAATTCAATATTTAATTATGGCTTTCCTGTTGATAATAAAAGATATACAATATTAAAAAGAAATCCAAATTCAGAATATACTGGAACTTATTCAGGAAGAGAACATAACGAGATTTATTTTGCACGTGATATATCCAATTATGAATATTCTGTATATTTTAATGAAGTAGAGATAGAATTAGATAAAGGATATTTAACCCCTTCCTCAATATCTCAGCAAATATCTCAACAATTAGATAAACATACCGAAGTTAAGAAAAAACAAATGAGATGTTGGATAAATGATACTACTTATTCGTCTCAATGGACTGATGATTATGTAGATATTGAAGGAGGAATAACTACTGAAACAGAAACATTTAAATTATTTCAATGTGCTACAAGAAGATCATTTTATTTATATGCTTATACTGCTTTTAATAGTGCTATTAATTATAATGATGATTCAGAGGTTATTCAATATGCTAAAAATTTTGAATATATAGGATGTTATAATCCCTCAATATTTTTAACTGGAAGAAGTATTTTAAAAGATTTAAGCTATGATTCTAAACAACAAAATTTTGTATTTTTAAATGAAATAAATTGCACAGGTGAAACATCACCAAGATATAAAATTTATGCACTACATACTAATATTCCTTATAATAAAGATATATTAAAACAATTTAATTATATTTTTAATTATCAAATAAAAGATGAAGCAATGTATGAAACAAAAGTAGCAAAATTAACTAATTCAACACCTCAAAATTCAAGATTTTTACATGTTGATTGTAAAACACCTCAAACTTATACAAATTTAGCTTCTTATAAAACGGCACGTTTTGGGACTGATTATTCAACATCAACAACCACTGCCGGAAATTTAACTAATCCAATGTATTTAAATTATTATGAAGGATGGAATGATTTTCATGGTGATGGAGCTTATGGGGTGTTTTTTCCTTGGATTAATGATTTAGGACAAGTATATACTCGTATAGATGTTAGAATGTATATAGATATAGATGCTTCAAGTAATCCTTATTTTAAATTTTATACAGATGGAGTAACTAATGCTGATAAATATGGAGGAACTTTTACTCAAAGTCATTTTGATTATGACCCTTCTGTTTTTCCATTAATTACTGAAAAATATCTTAGAATTGGATGGGATAGACATTTTTCAGCTCATGGAAATCAATGTATAATGTTATGGAATGGTTTAAGTGATCTAAGTTCTTTAAGAGTAAAAATGACGGCAGATTCAGGAGGTTCAGAACAAGATGCTATTCCTGTTTATAGTAATACATTTTTATTAACATCAGATAATACAAAGGAATATTGTTATGATACAGGAAATGACCAAATATATTTAGGTAGTGATTCATTTTTATTTAATTTTGATGAAGTAGAATCAAGATTTACAATGTCTCAATTACATACATCAAGAAAACAATTTAATAATGCTCTTAGTGGTTTTGATTCATCTGTTATGAGAGGTATAAAGGCAGATGCAACAACTGGAACCCCTCAAATATTTTATCAAAATGGAATAATCCCTGATACTGTAAATACTGATAATATTGATTTTCCTATAGATATAAATCCTAATGGAAATACTCCTATTTATGAAATATCACCTAATGTTTTAACTACATCAACTCAAGAGGTAGAATTCCATTATAGAAATTTAAATATACAAACTAATGTTATATTTGATTCTAATTGTGGTATATATTTAAGTTTTTGGGGTGTAGATGATAAAACTTATCAAAATAGTTTATGGGATATATTAGGATTTAGTCAAACTCAAACTCATACATATTATATAGAAGATTTACCTTTTCAGGAAGTTTTATATAGAAGTAATAGATTTTTAAATAGTGGTGTAAATTTAAATCAATCTCAAATATATCCATTTACTACAAATTGTCAAATTAATAGTAATGAAATTATAACGTGGAAAAATAACCCTTTTAATATTAGTTATTTTAATACTTTAAATATTCCGAATAATTTTAGAGTTGTTCATGATACAAAAAATACTAATCACGAATTCCATTTTGAAGATAATGTTAGACCTTATAGAATTATTCAGAATCAAGTTTCGACGTTAATGTATGCTGAAAGATTACCAAGAAAAACCAATATTCCATATTATCAAATAAGAAGTGATATATTACCAATGGTTAAATATTATGGAGGAAATAAACAGACTAATGGACGTCTTCCTGTTGTTTCATTAGTTAATAAAAGTTTTGGAGGAAATGATTATATGGTAAATCAAGGAGACAACTCAATGGAATTCATAATAACAAGAAGAACAACAATAAATTCAGTAACAACAGAAATATTTGATTCTAACGGAATACCTGCTGTTTTAGATCCTCATAGTTGCATAATATATAAATTCCAAATTCCATATATTACCCCTCAGATTACCCCCTATACAACAAGTGCCGAATTAGAAGAAGCTGAACAACAACAAATGCAAAAAAAACAAAATAAAAAAAATAATTAATAATTATATATGGAAAAAGAAAAAAATTATAATGTAGATTATGCCAAAAAATACTATCTAAAAAACAAAGAAAAGATTCTTAAATATCAAAAAGAATATTATGAAGAAAATAACACTCACCGAAAAAAAAGACAGGATAAAAAAAATTATCAAATAAAAAAAGATGTATTTATAATAAAATTTAATTAATAGTATATAATGGAAGAACTAAAAACCCCTCGTGATTTAGATGATGATAAATATATATGGAGTAATGAGATTGAAGAACTATTATCTGAATGGAGTGAAAAAGCAGGATGCTATCAATGGCTTCATCGTTATTCAGAACGGAAATACAAGAAGAAGAGCCATTCCTATCAAATACCTATAATCATTTTATCAACTGTATGTGGTGTTGGTAATTTTGGGGCTGACAGTTATGTCCCTGTTGATTATCAGAGTGGATTCTCTGCACTAGTTGGTTCTTTAAATGTTCTTACTGGAATTTTAGGAACATTACTAAGTTTTTTAAGATATTCCGAAATATATGAAGGACATCGTATTAGTGCTTTATCGTGGAGTAAATTGTCTCGTAGTATTCAGATAGAATTAGCATTAAAGGATGAAAGACGTAAGCCCTGCCGAGACTTCCTGAAAATAACACGTGCTGAATATGATAGACTTTTAGAAAGTAGTCCATCAATAGACCAAGATGTAATTGATATATTTAAAAAAAAATTTAATGAAGATTATCCTGAAATAAAAAAGCCTGTTATATGCAATGGATTAGAAGAATGTAGAATATATAAGGAAGAGATAAAATACCCTAAAATACATTCTGATAAAATAAAAAGAGTAGTATAATATATAATGCCAAGTCAGAAAAGAATAACATCTGATATTAATAGATTAGAAAATGAAATAAAAGATATTAGAAATATTCTAGTTGAAATTCAGCAAATGATTAAACAATATAATAATGAGATTAAAAGAATTAATAATTCACTGATTAAAAAAGAGCCTGACTTAACGGATTATATTAATATTGACCATGATTATTAAAAAAAGATACTTTTTTATGGAAAAGTATCTTTTTTGAATTGAAAAAGATACTTTTTTGCATTTGAATATCTTCTAAAATCGTCTTAAAGTCCTATAATTTTAAAATTATAGGACTTTAAGACGATTTTAAGGCTTATTTTGGAAAAAGATATTTAAATGTAAAAAAGTATCTTAAAAATGCAATGATACTATTTAGAAAAAAAGTATCTTTTTAAGGGGGTATGTTAAATTCGGGGGTTGATATGGGTTATTAAGTGGTATATATTAATTGGGCTAAATGAAAAATGTATCAATTGATAAAATAAATATAGGAATCCGATGGGCTTGGGGAGGAGGAGTCCATTAGATCCCTATATTATTTATAAATATTTTATTTTTTAATTAAAAACATATATATAATATAATATTATGACTGATATTGAAAATTATTTATTTGAGATATATAAAAACAATCCTAAAATGAAACGTAAAATATATTATCATAAGAATAAAAAAAAGTTATTAGAGTATAATAATAAAAAATATGCAGATAGATTTAATAATATGGATTCTGTTATAATAAATAAAGGCATATTTATCATAAAAATGAAATAATCATAAGGGGGTAGTATATGTTTTTTTATATTCAGTTTCAATACTTTTAAATTTATTTAACCAATTTATAAATTGTTTCGCATTTGAACCATAACTTTTTTTACAATAATTAATATGATTTTTATTATTACAATGTTTTAAAAAAGAATCATTTTTATAATAACCAAAAGTAAATTTTGCTGTTTCACCTTTTTCTTTTAATTCTAAATATTGATTTTTTATTGTAATACATTTGCAATAATATTCATCTTTATTTTTTACTTTTTTAAATTTTTCCGAACAAGTAGAACAATATTTGTTCGGATTTTTTTTCATATCTCTTTTTTTCTCATAAGCTTTTTTAGCTTCTGTTGCTTCTGCTTTATTAATATGTTTATTGCATTCTGAACCGATTTTTAATATTGTTTTTGAATGTTTATTTTCAATTAGAAATACATTAAATATTTTTTTAGTGCATATACATTCTTCTTGTTGTTCTGATTCGTAAGAATCAAAATTATGCCATTCTTTTTTTGCTTCTGAATATTCGTCTGCAATTGAATAATTTACTAATTTTTGTCTAAAAATACTGTAATGAGCCTGAGCTTTTAATTCTTCCATATATATATATATATTACTAGAATTTTTTTTAAATAAAAATGCAATATTCAATAAATGAATTAAATGAAATAACATACACTTTTAAAAAATGATTTTTTTTGTTATTGAATTCAGTTTTCTTTTTTTTTATTTTTTTATTTTATTTTGAAAGAGTTTTATTATTATTACTGATATTTTTTATTAGTGAATGTTTTTATATTTTTTAATCCTTGTAAATAAATCCTTGTCATTTTACATATATAAATATTATACCATATTGTAAAATAAATATACACTAATACACTTAATTTTTAAGTAATAAAATATTACTATAATATATATTATATATATAATATATATAGTTATATAACTGATATAAGTCTTATGAAATAAAAATGTATGTATAAAAAAAACATACATTTTTAATTAATAATTATACATTTAATTAATAAAAAGTATATAAAAAAAAAATAATTAGTATATATATATGAATAATCAAGAACTTCTAGATAATGCAACTAATGAAAAAATTGTGATTGAAATTAAAGATTTTTCTAAGGACTTTCAAAGTTCCTACTTTAATAACAATAAGAAATTCAATAATGGAAAAGAATATATAGAAATTGTAGATTTAGAAGATTTTAAAAAAGAATATTTAAAAAAAGATTCAACTCATAACATTTTTGAGGTAATTCAAAAAGAAACAAAAATAAAGCCATTTTATGATATTGATAAAGGATTCGAAACAGAACAAGAATTTAATTCGAAACATCAAGATTTATTAATAAATTTTATGAATAAATTAGCCGTAATGTATCCATTAGGAAATTTAGCTATTAGTAAAGCTCACGGTTGGAAAATGAAGGATGTAATAAAAGACGGGAAAAAAACAGAGAAAAAACAGTATGCGATGAGTTTCCATATTGTAGTAAATAATTATGAAACAACAATACATGGATTAAGAAAATATAATGAAGAACATGATATATATAACAAATTTGATTTTGTTGATAAAGGAGTTTATAGAACTTATGGATTAATGAAATGTTTATATGGTTCAAAACCTTGGGAACATAGATATAAAATTATTGAAACAAATAATAATCCATTAGCTCATTTAATCCAATCAAATAAAAAAACAAATACAGGATTCAATAAATTAAACTTTTTAGAAAAAAGTTTTATCAAAAATGACAACAATGACAAAAATGACGAAGAAAAACCAACTGCAAAAAACACAATCAAAATCAAAAAAGAAGATAAAAATGTAGAAGAAAAAAATGTATCTTTTTCAGAAAAAGATACACTAAATAAAAATAATAATTCTGAACTGGTATTCAGTGATGTAATTCATACATTATTAAGTATTAGAACTAAATGGCTCTATTATAAGGACATTATAGATGTAGGAATGGCTTTTTTTAATACTTGTAAAGAAATGGATGAATTAGAATCAGGTAAAATTATTATTGCTCAATGGATAAAAAACGGCACTAAAATATGGACTTCAAGACCTGACAGAAGTGTAGCAGACTGGAATACTAGAATAATTTATGAATGGGAATATTGGACTAAAAGAAATAACGAAGTAGATAATAAATTAACTTATGGTTCATTGGTTAGATGGAGTAAAGAAACAAAATTAGCAGAATCTAAACCTCCTGAAAAATATAATGAATTATCAGAATTAAATAAACAATATTTGAAATTAATACCCTGTAATAATAATACGTGGTATAAAGTCGGAGCAATATTAAAAAGATTAAAATGTAATCAGAAAATATGGGATGAATGGACTGTTGATTATACCCAAGAAGATAATAATTTTAGATGGTTAGATATTGAGAAATATAATTATAATGAAAAAACATTATATTTTTTGGCATCAGAATATAACAAAGAAAAAGCAATACATTTAAAAAATTCATTATATGAAAAAGTAGTAAGTCAGTATATGAAAAATCAGACTGAATACCAAATGGCACGATTAATTAAAGAATACATAAAAAATATTTATTGTATAGAATCAGATGGACGTAATAAGGCTTTTATTATTCCAAATGAATATAATCGTTGGGAAAGAAAGAATAAAGCTCAATTAGGTAAAATATTATCTGAGGAAGTTTATTATATTTTTATTAATAAATCATTAGAAGCTCAAAGAGAAAAGAAAGAAGTAGAGAAAAAGATTAAAGAATTACAAGATGCATTAATGATGATTAGTATCAATGATTCAGAATCAAAAGAGAAAAATTTAAAAACAATTCAAGATAAAATAAATGAAAAAACATTAGAATTAGAAAATTTAAGTTCTGCAATAAATATAACAAATACAACGGCTAAAAAATTACAAACTCAAAGCAGTAAAAATAATTTTATATCTGCATTAATAGATAGTTCTTATGAAGAAGGAATTGAAGACAAATTAGATGAATCAAATCCATATTTAATTAATTTTAATAATGGAGCTTATGATCTGAAAAATAGTTGTTTTATTATTCCTGAGCCTGATGATTTTGTCAGTAAAACAACAGGTTTTAATTATGTGGCTGAAATAGATGAAGAAATAAGAACAGAACTATTTAGTTTATTAAATAAAATTTATAAAGATGAAACAGATGAAACAACAGAATTGAGAGATTATAATATGAAAATTATTGCTTCTTCATTATGTGGAGTAAATAAATATGAGGGTTTTTATGTATGGACTGGTTCAGGAGGAAACGGAAAAGGTTTATTAGATTCTCTCTGTGGGATGGTATTCGGTGAATATTACGATGTAATAGACAAGAGTTTTTTTACAACTCAAAAGAAATCATCAGGCTCGGCAGACCCTGAACTAGCAGGAAAAAAAGGGATTAGAATGCTAGTAAGTTCAGAATGTGAGAAAACCGAAGAATTCCAAGCCAATAAATTAAAATTATTAAGTGGAAATGATAATATCTCAACTCGTGGATTATTCAAAGAACAATTTAAATTTATTCCTCAATTTACTATATTTATTCAATCAAATGGAAGCCCTAATTTATCTCAGGTAGATAAAGGAGTAAAAAGAAGATTTCGATTAATAGAACATCCGACTCAATTCGTAAAGAATCCTGACCCTTCTAATCGTTATGAAGAACGTAAAGATGTTTCATTAAAGGAGAAATTCAGAAATGATATTAGATATAGACAACAATTCATGTTAATATTAATTGAATATTATAATAAATATATTAAAAATGATAAAGCAGGAGAAATAACAACTCCAAAAATGGTAAGAGATTATACAGATGATTTTATTTATGATAATGATATTATCGGACAATTTTTATTTGAAAATAAATTAAAAATAACGAATAATAAATCAGATGTAATTTTACAAAAATCATTATGGGATTTATATAAACAATCAAATTATAATGATGATGTTGCAAGATATAGCAGAAATGAATTTTATAAACAATTATCCAATTATGAAGGTATTAAAAAAGTGAGACGTTCAGATGGATTATATTTTCAAGGAATTAAAATTTACATATAAAAAAATTTTTTTTATATGTTATTTAAAAAAAATATTGTATATATATATATAAGAAATGTCTTTATTAAAAGAATTCAATAAATTAGATGAAGCCGAAAAATGTAATTTTTTAGATTATATAGCAGATGAAAATATTAAATATTTTGTAAAAGTAGTAAATAAACATTATAAAGAGAGCAGAAGAAATTATTTTAAAAAAAATTATACTGAAAACCCTGAATTTAGAAAAAAACATTTAGAAAGTAATAAAAAAAATTATCAAAAAAAGAAAGAAGAAGAAGAAAATAAATAAAAAAACTTTTTAAAAAAATATCTTTTTAATAAAAAATATCTTTTTAATATAAAATGAGGGATGAATTAGAACTCATAATAGAAGCTTTTGAAGATTTAACAGATGATGAAAAATTAGAATTCTATATTAATTATGAAGAATTATTTAAGGAATTCGTGCAGATGGAAAAACGAATAAAAAATACAGAATATGCAAGAAAAAGATATAATGAAAATGAGGAACATCGAAATAAACAAAGAGAAGCAAAAAAAAGATATAATAGAAAAAAGAAAATTGAGAAAGAAAAAAAACTAATAGAAAGTATAAATGCCGAGGACTAAGGAAGGAAAAGCTATATTATATAAGCCGTGGAAGAATACAACAAAAGCCGTTTATAAATATTGGGTATATGTTAGAGCTGATAATAAACAAGGATATAAAAAAATTGGATTTGGAAATAAAAATTATCAACATTATAAAGATAAATTAGGGGAATATTCTAATTTAGATCATAATGATAAAATAAGACGTAAATCATATTTAACACGTGCTAAAGGAATTAAAAATAAAAAAGGAGAATTAACATGGAAAGATAAAAACACCTCAAATTATTGGGCAATTCGGGCTCTTTGGTGAAATTTTTTTAATGACCATTTTCTAAACTTTCACAATAAGTCTCCCAAAGTCTCACACATTCATTTAAACTTTCACACCAAGTATAGCCACAAGATATACAACAACCATTATTATCATATGGTGATTTAACCATTTGATTAATCAATAAATAAAATATTGAATACATTATATCTATATATATTATTTAAAATTTTAAAAAATTGATTTTTTTTGATAAAATTTTTTTCTAAAAAGGTTATATAATGTCATTAATTGAAGGATTTGAAGATTTTATAACCCATATAAAAAATCAAGAAAGAAGAATTAATAATTTAAAAGAAGAATTAAATGTTGCATTAGCAGAAAGAGACCAAGCCGACGAATACCACGACCGATTTTTAAATTATAATATATTTTATATTATATATTATGTTATGAATTATAAATTAAAAAATATGTTTGAACCTCAAAAGATATATAAATTTTTATAAATAAATTTTTTTTTAAAAAGTTTAATTAAAATTAATAATCCAACAACCATAATTAAATCTTATTATAGGGTAATGTTTTTCTTTTTTTAATCTAACTGTATTATAAACCTTAGAATTAGGTTTATCTTCTTTATATTTTTCACGTTGTATTTTTAATCTCTTTTTTAAATAATGAGATTTTTCAGGATTATCTTTATATTTATGATAATATTTTCGTTGTAATGCTTTAATATGTTCTTTATTTTTTTCATAATAATTTTTACGATATAATTCTTTATCCATAATATTATTAATAAAAAGATTTTTTGATATAACTTTTTTCTAAAAAGTTATTATATGGATTATTTTCAATATTCTATAAAAGACGATGCAAGAGTAAAAGAAATAAAAGATTTATTAGAGAATAACGTTCAATTATTAAATTTTTTAATGTCATTATTGGATTTAGCAGATGAATATATAACTGAAATGTATGATTTGAGTTCAGAATCTGATATAGAAGAAGATGACCCTGACGACCCTAATTATTCAACAGAATCAGAAGAAGATGATTATTAAAAAACTTTTTAAAAAAAAGTTTAATCAAAAAGTTATTTAGAAGGTTTAAATTTTAAAGTCTTCCAAAATACACGACCGTCCATGTCTTTATTTTTTTTACGTGCTAATTTTAATAAATCTTCTTTTGAATGCATTTTCATTAATTCAGGTAAAGTAACAGGTGTTGAAGAACTTGTCCTTTTAAAAGGACGACAAACTTTATTTTTTTTATTAGCACTTCCACAGGCTATTTTTTCACCATTAGTTAAATAAGGTATTACCTGAATCCATTGTTCTTTATTCCATCTGTCAGTCCCTCCTGATGTTTTTTTAGAAGTTTTATATTTACCTCCTAATTCCTTATATCTTTTACTAATAAACATAGATTTATAAGCTGAATGTCTTTTATATTTTTCATCTGCATCTTTTTTAGCCTGTTGATATATTTTAGGATTTAAAATATTTTCCATTTAATTAATAACTATATAAAATTTTTGATATTACTTTTTTTTATTTGCTTCATTACCAAATATTTTTTTTTGAGAAATATTATTTTTATTCTGTTCTTTCCTTCTATTATTTTCTTCAATCATTGAGGTAATATTATTATGAGACGGTTTCTTCATTTTGCACCATTCACAAGGTTTAAGTTCGGCATCTTTTAAATAAGGGTTCATTTTTTTTCCTTCATTTTTTTTAGGCATATTTAATTATTAATAATAAAAAAATTTATAATAATATAATTTTATTGTTAATTAATAAAATGCCATACAAGACAGGCTCACTCAAAGGACAACTTTTAACATCAGAAATAAGAAAATTAGTTAGACTACACAATAAATTATCTAAAATAACAATCCCACCACGTTCTTCTCGTGATGATATAATAAAAATTATTGAAGATAATGGATATAAAATAGATCATCAAAATCAAAAATTAACGGCAACACGAATGAATAAAGATTTAACACTAAAAGAAGCTCAGGAAACTTTTCCAGTAAAACAACGTGTTAAAAAAGAAACTCCTAAGGTAGAATCTCCTAAACCAAAAAAAGAGGATGAAGTAAGACCTGCAAAAAAAGCTTTTCCACCAATACCGAAAAATATTAGAGGAAAACGTGTAAATGTAAAATTTGAAAAACCTGCAACAAAAGAAAGGATTGAAACAGGAGCTTTAAATGTTGGAAAACTTGAAGAACCAAAACTAAAAATTAAAATTAAAATTAAGAAAGAAAAGAAAGTCCGAAAACCAACAGGAGAAAAAGTAAAAAAAGCAGTTGAAAAGATTGAAAAGAAAGAAGAACCTGAACCAAAGAAAAAA